AAATTATACTGGTTTCGGTAGAGGAAGTTAATGTTTATTATGATTTACAAGTATTAGATACTAATAATTATGTTTGTGAAAATGGATTTATACACCATAACAGCGGTAAATCTTATGCTGGAACGCTAAAGACCATCATTAAAAAGCTACAATATCCATCTGTTAAGGTGGCTTATTATCTGCCTAACTATCCACTTATTCGTGATATTGCCTTTGAGAAGTTCCCAGAGATGTGTAATGATTTAGGCTTACATTATCAACTTAATAAATCAGATAAAGAGTTATTAATCAAAGACTTCGGTACGATTATCTTTCGTAATATGTCAGAGCCAGAGATGATTGTTGGTTATGAAGTTGGCTATTCATTGATTGATGAGTGTGATGTAATGCCTAAGCATAAGATGGATAAGGCGTTCAAACAGATATTGGCTCGTAATCGTGCTAAGTTGCCAGACGGTAAGCCTAATCAAGTGGACTTGGTAGGTACGCCAGAGGGATACCGTTTTGCTTATAATTTGCTTGTTGCTAATAAGCCAGACAATTACCGCTTAATCAAAGCAAGAACGATGGACAATCCACATCTACCGCCAGATTACATTGATACTTTAAAAGCCACCTATGATGAGAAGTTACTTCAACAGTATTTGCTTGGTGAGTTTATTAATGTTAATGGTTCTGCCGTTTATCATCAGTTTGATCGTGATATTCACGTTTGCGATAATATCGCTATTAATCCAAGCCTACCGTTAATCATATCATTTGACTTTAACATCAATCCTTATAACGCAATCTATTTGATTCAAGTGATAGACGGAAAGGTAACTGTTATTGATAATGCGATTATTAAAGGTAAGCCATTAGTTGATTCGTTAGATTATTTAAAGAGTAAGTTTGCTCATTTGGGTGCTGCGTTAATGAGTGCTACAATATATGGTGATGCTGCTGGAAAGGCAAGGTCGCAAGGCACGGCACAGACTAATTACGACTTGATTAAGAACGCTGGATTCCATAAGATGAAGATTAAAACAGCGAACCCAAGAATCCACGATAGAAACAATGCTTTCAATTCTATGTTGCGAAATGGCAACGGTGATGTTAATATAGCGATATGTTCGAGGAATCAAGAATTAATCACTGATCTCGAACAGTTATCATACAATGATAAGGGCGAAGTTGACAAGTCCAACCAAGACTTAACTCACTCGGTAGATTCAGTGGGCTATTACATAGAATATGAACACGGCTTACACAAGACCGAAGTTCGCAATATACGGATGAGAGTTGGATGATAATAAATAAATACCCACGCAACGATATTAGAAGCACAGTCTTTACAGCACCTACTAATAGGTTAAAGAAGTTTGCTTTAAGATATGCGATGTATAACGATAACTATAACAATCAAGTCATTAGCAAATTAGGTCAGATATACAGAGCCTTTGCTCAACTTAAACTTGATGTTCAAATCAATGACAATAACAATATTTACAAGCAAGTAATAAACGCTATTAGTAATGTTTATTCATTCGGTGTTGATAGAACATTTGAATCAGATGATGCTAAAGACTTGTACAATGAATTACGCATTGACAAGACGATGGCTCAAGCAAACAAGTATATGAACGCATTTAATGATGTATTAGTTCAAGTGTCTTGGGATAGCAAGAAAGAACAACCAAAGATAATGTTAAGACTGCCGCACCAGACAGAGGTTGGATATAATCAAGGTGAAGTGGAATGGGTTGCCTATTTTGTAGAAATGGTTGGTAAGGACAATGATACTGAACGCTGGGCGTACTGGTCAGAGTCAGAACATTTTTATATTGACAAATCCAATGGTGAAGAAAAGATTGTAGCGGTTGAAGATAACGAAGAAATGATTAATCCATTTGGCACGTTACCGTTTGTCTATTTACACAACGGTTGGCGTGATGAATCTTTCTGGGATTCTTACACTGGTGATGATTTAACTGGTGGTACAATTGATATGGCAGTTCATCTGACGTTTTTAAACCATATTATCAAAACACAATCGTTTAAACAACTGGTTGGTAAAGGTGACAATGTGGGTGAATTGCTCGGACAAGTTCTTGATCCGTTAAGCATACTAACGCTAACTGGTCAAAACACAGAGATTAGTGTTCTTGATTTACAATCTAATTACGACCAATTACATAAGGTGGCTCAAGAGTTAGCAAACAACTTGGCTATTAGTTATGGTGTTAGTCCATCTCAATTTAGAATGACAAGCCAAGCATCATCTGGTTTCGCATTACAAATGGAAAACCTTAAACTTGATAGATTTACTCTGGAACAACAAGCAGACTTCAAGATGTATGAAAAAGAGTTATTTACATTGATTGGTCAAGTGTCCGAATATTACGGACAAACAATCGCTGGTGAAATGACAGTTGATTTCGTTGAGCCAAACTACCCAGCATCACAATCAGACCAATTAGATATTGATATTAAAGCAATTGATTTAGGTTTGACTTCACCACACAAAGTATTGATGCGTGATAACCCAGACTTAACAGAAGAAGATGCTCGTGTTGATGTTGATGATAATATCAATGCTCGTAATGAAATGCTTAATAAGGTTAAGACTGGTGGTTCATTGACTGATACTATGGCTGCGCTAGGTCTTAATGCCAACACTTGATACGATATACAATAAAGAGCAAGACCGTATAGATGGATTCATTAAGCAGTTTGATGGTGAAGCTGAGGAAGTCTTTAAGCGTGTTCAACGGATAGCACAAGCACAACTTGCTGGGATATCAACTGATGATATTCTTAACTATGAATTTGCTTGGCGTGATTCACTAAAACAAGCTGGATATTACGACCTTGTTAATGATTTGATTGATAAGCAGTTTGACCAGATGTATCAAGGCACAGTAAATTCATTTACTGCTGGTGGATTTGACAAGGCAATGTTCACAGCTGATGATGCTGTTAAGATTCAAATGTTAAAGAATATGAAGCGCAACCAGTTTATTAGATTAGCTGATGATATTGGCTTGAGCGTTAAGCGTGAATTGTATAAATACGCTATATCAGATGCTTCATTAGTTGATATGACTAAGGGCATTGCTCAAACGCTTGAGGGTTCTAATCTGGCTAAATATTCAAAGACTTATGCTCTAACCGCCATTGGTGAGTTCCAGCAAGAATTGATTGATTTAAGGGCTAAAGATGTTGGTGATGGTGTTTGGGTTTATGTTGGTGTTAATGATGGTGCTACAAGGCAATTCTGCTCCAATCTATTAGTTAAAAACGAAACCTATACAGATGAAGAAAAGAACGAGTTAGAGGGCAACCCAAAAAGAGCTTATAACTGCCGTCATAGATTCTATAAGATGAAAGACGAAGAGGCTGAGGCTTCTGGTTATGGTAAGCGTATAGAGCCAGTTAAGAAAACGCCAAAAGTGGTATTAGATACAGCAGACATTGATTTAGGCTATAAAGGTAAGTGGAATGGTCATATTAATGGCACGACAGATAAAGCGAAAGCGGTAATTAATAAGTTATCTAAGCCAGATAATATTAAGACTGGTAGTGGTGGTTTTTATTCAAATAGTAAAACAGTTCAATCACCATTAAATTCAAAAAGAACCTTCTTGCACGAATATGGGCATTTTATAGACCATCAAATAGGTGGAAGTAAGCAAGGAATTAGTATTTATTTATCAGAAAAACGGTTGGCAAAAGCAGCATTAAAAGATGGCGAAAAACTTGGTTTGGTGTATGAGGGTTTTAACAAAGAAGGTGCTACAAAACGTATTTCAAAGATGAAAGAGTTGAAAAAGAACTGGTTTAAAAAAGAAGATGTTTTCTATACCAGAGGCAGGAGAAAAGGTCAGCGTAAGGGTACTAAATCCACAACCCAAGAGGAATATCAAAAAGGGTTGAGTGATATTGTTGATAGTATTACAAAGGGTGCGTTTAAAACTGATTATAGTATGTTTGGTCACGGAAGAGGTTATTATCAAAGAGGTAGCGCACAACCAAGAGAGAACTTTGCTAACTTGTTTAGTTTATGGGGTGATGATGCTGGGCATTGGGAAGAAGCAAAAGAGTTATTTCCAAGTTTAACTAAAGAGTTTGATTCAATTATGGGAGAGGTTATTGATGGAAAATTTAATTAAAAAACATAATGAGATATTTGGTATTGAGCCTAATTTTATTGGTATGTTTTGGCAAGACCCAGAAAAAGAATTTAATAGCCTATTTGATGCTATTGAAAAAGGCATTCCTTATGATGAATACCAACTCTTAACCGAGGAAGAAAAAGAACTGTTTGATAATGGTGAACTTTTGTTTTAGCCTATGAGCGTAAAAATAACTAAAACGCCAGACTTCAAAGGCATACTAAAAGCATTAAAAGTAACTGATGAAGAAGTGGCATCTGTTGCTGAATCTTTTGTTGTTGGTATTCAAAACCGAACCCAAAAGGGTAAGGATATGAACAACAAAGCATTTAGAGGTTATAAGAATGATGATTATGTTGAAAGGCGTAAAAAGAAAGGTCGATCATCAAAGGTTAATCTAACATTCAACGGACAGATGCTTAACTCTATAAGGACACAGAAATATAGAGATGGTGCTAGGATTTATTTCAATAGTAGTACAGAAACCAAGAAAGCACACGGCAATCATCATAAATTAAAACGCCCTTTTTTTGGTCTTGATGATAAGCAAGAAGAATATATGTACAAACGTATTGGCACTTTTATTGCCAAAGGGTTAAAATAGTATGTTATTATTAAAGCGACTTTTTATATATAAGAGGTAAATGTTATGCCAGACGTGGATAAAACGGTAGAGGTCGAAACTCCTAAGACTGAAAATGAGGTGGTATTATCACAATCTAAACTTGATAAACTAATAGACAAAGGCTTTAGCAAAGGTGCGAACCGAGCAAAGACTGAACTGGCAGAACAATTAGGTGTAGATTCAATCGAACAAGCACGAGAGTTAATCAATGCTAAAAGAGAAAACGATGAAGCCAATAAATCCGATTTGGACAAGGCGGCAGAGTTGATTCAAACATTGAATAGTACGATTGAAGGCTTGGAAAGTAATAACAAAATGATGGTTGCTGATATGGCAGTCCAGAAAGTTGTTACTGAAAATGGTATCAAAGATGCTGATTACTTCAAACATCTATTAGCACAAGCTAGTGCTACTGATGACTTTGACCAATCAACATTTATTGAACAATTAAAAGGTGATAAACCTTACTTATTTTCTGGTGGTGAAGTTCAACCAAAAAAAGTAGATGCGACTTCAAACCGAGCGTCATTAGATGTTAGTGAACGAGTTAAATCTGCTAAAACTATGGCTGAACTATACGCACTCCAGAATGAAATATAATTACTTAGGAGTAATAAAATGGCTGTAAATACTAAATCACTATTATCGGATTCGGTAGTAGATTTAATGAATCAAGCGGTTATCGTTAGCGGTAACTCATACAACAAGGTTGATGCTTATGCAACAATCAAACAAGACGATCTGGCTTCGTCAATTGCTTTCACAGTGTTCTCAAGAATGTCAGCGGCAACAACGCCTTTGACTGATGGCACGGAAGCAACATCAACAACAATGACTGACACCAAAGTTACTTTAACTATGGCTGAATA